GCTTCGGGCGCAGTCTCGGCATCGCCAGCGGTTGCCGCCTTCGTCGTCGGCGTATCGGACGGCGAGCCGGACGACTGAGCGGGCGCTTTTGGGAGCGTTGAAATCCTGTGGACGTGGCGGCCCAACTCCTCGCGAGCGACGCCCGGCAGGCTCATAAACTGCTCGGCATCAACCGGGCCGGACACGTAGCCCAGCCGACCGCGCTCGCGCATCGCGAAGCCGACCCAGCGCTTATGCTCGGCGCGAAGCCGGCGCTCTTCGTCGGTCAGCGCGGCCTCTGCCGCTTCCATCAGCTCGCCGGCTCGACGGATCTTGTCCGCGTCGTCGGCGTCGCTTTCGTAGGCCGGCGCAGCCGCCATGATGACCTGCGCCCATGCGCGCTGACCGGCCGCGGTGGCCTTTGCATGGCCATCCGCGTAGGCCTCGGCGCGTGCGACCTCGGCATCCGTCAGCGGGCGGACCTCGAACCAGTCCGCGTCGTCCGGGATGTCGATGTGCGACGGGTCGCCGGTCATCATGTAGGCCTCGAGCGCGCCCGCGTCGTTGGCCGCCTGCACTGAATCATCAGACGGCACGACAACTCGCGCGTGCTCTACGGTAAGCAATCGAACGGGCATGGTCCCCTCCCGTGGTTGTCAGTTAAACAGGCCGATGCGGAACACCGTGTTTGCCGGGACGCCAGCGGCGGCCGTGTCGCCCGAGTACGGCGCCCCGCGCCAGGTGAAGGACTGGCGGAACAGGCCTTCGGCATCCTCGACCGGCTTGGAGTCCACCGAGAACGCCGCGCGGGCGAGCTGGATCGCAAACCCGTTGCCGGTGCCGCTGCGACCGCAACCGATGACGATCTGCCGGTAGCGCTCGTTCTCGAAGTCGGAGCGCACCGCCGAGGTGAGCGCGCCCTGCGCCTCAACCGTGATCGTCTGGTCCGAGATGTCGAACTCCGACACGCCGAGGATGCTGGACGACGCGCCCTGCGCCTGCCAGGTGTTCTGGATCGTGCAGGTCCAGGTATCAATGTCGATGGTGTTGCGGCCAAGCGCGTAGGGCGCCGCGCCGCCCGCGGCGTCGGAGTAAACGAAGTACGACTGGAGGAAGGTCGCCACGTCGCCGTCGGCGAGCGTCGGATCCTCGACCGCGGCGTTTCCGTCGTCGTCGCTGATGTGCGCGGCGCGAATGGTCATGTTGGCGAAGACGATAAAGCCGCCGGTCTCGCCCTCAAGCTCGAACGTCACCGACTCCAACCGACAACCGAAGGCGATGAAACGGGTGTTCTGCGAGTCGAACCGAATCGCGACCGAATCGCCGACGCTGGCCGATGTGCCGACCACCGGATAGAGCACGTCCGCGAGCCGGATGACGTCATACGCGTCCGGGGCCGCCGAGAACGCCGGACTGACCGTGATGTCGCTGGCGTTGTCCGTCACCGCCGAATACTCGCAGCGGTTGTTGTTGACCCACTCCACCATCGTGCCTTCCGGCAGGTTGGCGGCGGTCGTCGGGGTCCAGACGTTGACCGAATCCTGAACCGTCACGTCGTCGGTGGTCGCGCCAGCGGCAGCGAAGCCCAAACCGGACCGGAGCAGGCGGGTTAGCGGCATCGCCGCATAGTTGGCGAACGTGGACGCCGCGCCGTTCATCCGCATCGGCGCGCGAATCGTGAACGTTCCGGTCCGCCGACGGACCGGCGACCCGGCGTTGTTGATGGTGACCGGAATCGGCGCGAGCTGTCCGGCGCCGCTTCGCACGTAGTTCCAATCGTCCACATTGGGAAACGTCTGGCCGTCGTAGGTGACGGCAGCCTTGTCGCATTCGAGCGAGGTGAACGTGAGCCCCGACGAATCGGGAATCCCGGTAGCAGCGGCGAGCGACCCGAAAGAGGACTCGGCCGCGACGGCAACGGATGCGATGTTCGGCACTTGGCCCTCCTTACTGCACGTAAACGGCGGTGAATGGCACCGCCAGAATCAAGCCGTTTTCGGTCTCGCTAATGGCCGGCGCCTCTCGCCCCGGAATCAGCGCGTCTGCGGACCCGTAGTTCGCCGGGTTGCGCAGTGTCAAAATGATATCACGCGCATCCTGCGCCATGATGCGGTCAAGTCGCGCCATGTCCGCGCCCTGCGCATAGTATCCGACGCGGACCTCCATATCCTCACGATAACGAACGACGCTGACGCCGGTCATCCCAAGGTCGGTCGATGCGATGGAGCGCAGGTCAAACCGCCGATACGCGCCGTTGTCAACGGCGTCTTCGAGCAGCACGCGCGCGCCGCTGGCGTCGTCCTCGCAGGTGTACCGCTTGCGCGAGTCCTCCGTGGGCGTGACACCGCGCAGCGTGGCGATGATTTCCGCTCGGATGGTGGCGCTCACTTGCGAGACCTGTCCATCAGGTGCTTCACCAGCCGCGAGACCTCGCGCTGCATGATGCGTCGGTCCTTCGGCGAGATGCCCACCCACGGCCGGCGCTCCTGCACGCCCTGATTGTAAATCGACGGCTGCCCCGTGGTGCCGATGAGCGCGCGAGCTGCGGAGACACGCTTGACGCGGAACGAGCGACGAAGCTGGCCGGATAGCGTCAGGTTGACGAAGGCGCGGCCGGTGCTCTGGAGCTTGTACTGCCGGTATCCACCCGCGTAGAAGACCGATCGACCGGTCTTCGACGGACGCCCGCCCGACGGCCGCAGGCGCTTCGCAGTCTCGCCGCCGATGTAGATCGGGACAGTGCTGTACCCGTCAAACTTGCGGTCAGCCACGTCCTCGCCGCGCTGAAACGCACGCAGCGCGACGGCGCCCTGCATCGTCACGGCGAGCGCCCGCATGGATGCGCGATTCCACACCTTGCGCGGGAGTCCCGGCCCGCTTCGCTTGCGCTTGATGCCCATCAGCGAGCCTGCCCGGTGCCGGGGTAGCTGATGTCGTCGGCATACGCATCCGTGAACGTGCCGCCGACCACCAACGACGCGCCGGCGTTGTAGTCCGCCTCGCCCTCGTCCACGCGCCCGTCGCCGTCAGCGTCGAGCCAATTGAGCCGGTCCATCTGCTCGCCCACCGACTCCATAGCCCGGTCATACAGGGTCATATCCGGCGGCTCGTTCTGAATCACGGACCGCGCGGTCATGATGGCCCACTGCGTCAGCATGATGTGCGCCGGGCGGAATTGCGCGCCGTCGATGTCGTCCGGGTACTTGCCGTCCGGCAGCTGACGCTGCACGAACGTCTCGAGGTGCGTGAGCGCCGATGCAATCTGCGGCTCGAGCGAGTCCTGTGCGCCGGGGACAACCAGGTGCGGGACTGCGGCGAGCAGGCCCAACTCGTCGAGCCCGGTATCGAAGGGCGCGCGGACGACGTGCAGGAGGCTACGGTCACGGCTGATGCGGGCCGGCGCGCTGCCGCCCTGCCGCTCGGTGTATTCGACGACCGCTGAGAAGTTGCGCTTCGTGTCGGTGCCGAAGTCGGCCGCGCTCAGCGTGTACGAATACGTGAGCCACTGAAGCGACGCGACCCCGCCCGAGTCGGCGAGGATGTCGGAGACATCAACCGTGTACGGCAGCGGCTCGGCGAGGACCACAGTGGTGGAGTCCTCGAAGTAGGCGACCTTCGCCAGCGCAAAGCCGCCGCGCTGGCCGACGATTGCCACTGCGCCATACTGGTCACCAACCAGCCCGTTGGGCGGCGTGACGGGCGCCTCAATCGCCGCGCTCAGCGTGATGGTGCGCCGGTCGTTGGCGATGCTCGAGATGACGCCCGGTCCGCAGACTGCCGACATGGTGCCGCCGAAAGTCGCACCGGACGCGGGCGGCGTGACGGTCAGTTCGGGCGACCCGGACAGCACGCCGGGCGAGCGCCACAGGTAGACGTAATCCTCGCCGACAACGGCTTTGCGCGTCTTCATCGCTTGCCCCTCCCGGCTGCGTTCGCCGCCCGAACGTCCGTCATTGTACCACGCTCGACGCCGCTATCAGCGACGGCGCCGGGGGACATCGCCACGAACGAATGCCGGCAGTTGTAGCCGCCGCCCGAGAAGAGCGGGACCGTTGACGTCTGGCCGTTGTTTAGGGCCGCGATTTCATCGCGGTCGAACGCCTTGCCGACCAACGCGCGGCAGAACGGGCGCGTGATACGGTCCTCGGGTCCGAGGTACACGCGGACGAACTCGAAGCCCTCGCGCTCAGCGCCGAGCGTGGCTTCCTCCTGCGCGGCTCGGTCGTACTCCGCAATCATCGTGCGCGCTTCGGTGGTCGCGCTGCCGACGCTGCGGTCCTCGGCATCCTGGATGCGCTCGATGACCGAGGTGAGCGATTCGCCGGTGAGCGAGGTCTGCAACCCGTCAAGGATGCGCTCGGCCATCGGTAGTTCAATCTTGCCCTGCCAGGCCCGCAGCTGGCGCGCTTCCGCGGCGTCAAGGCCCAACCGGGTTGCCGGCTCGTCGAGGATGCGGGCGGCCTCATCTACGCCGCCGACCTCGAGCAGCTCTTCCGCGAGGTCATCCATATCATCGAACCGGGTGAAGAAACGGTCGCGAGCCTCCGCGAGCCCTGCATCGTCGAGCAGGTCGCGGAGGTCGCGTAGGGTGGTCGCGAGGATTTCGCGGCGCACCGCGTCGGTGACGGTCGAGGACGACAGCGCCGCGCGAAGTTCACCGCCCACATTGACGATGACACGGCGTAGCGCCTTCTCGACCGCCGACGCGGCAGAGTCCGCGACCCGAACCCGGGCCCGCACGATATCCGCCAACTCAGGCGATACGCGCAGGTCGTCGAGTGCGTCGAGCCAATGGACGTTGCCCGCGCATTCGTGGTTGTCCGGTGCGGGCAACGTCTCGAGCATCAGTCCTCGACGACCCGACGCCGCCGTCGCCGCTTAGGCTTCGGCGGTTCGGGGATGGGCTCGGGCTCGATTTCGACCGGCGGCTCTACAAGTTCACAGAACTCGTGAGGCCGCGGGCCGTCGTAGTCAAACTCCTCGCCGCGACGAATGACCCGCCCCGCAATCCGAAGAGTGTGGGACGGGTCAGGAGTGGCCCACCGCCAGCGCATCACACGCAGTCGGTGATGGTGTAGCCGAGGTCGGCGACGAGTGCCTTGTACTGCCGGTGGTCGTTGGCCCGGATGACCAGCGACTGCTTCGACTGCAGGAACTCCTCGTGGAAGCCGGTCAGCTCGTTGCGGGTGAACACCATCGCGCCGACGGCCTGCACGCGAGCGACGGACCCGAAGGCCGCGCCGTTGCCGCCCATCAGGTTGCCGAACCAGCAGGTGTCGGTCCAGATGTCCGCCTCGCTCGAGGTGGCGCCGCTGGCCGCCGTCTCGCGCCGGGCCGACCCGATGAACACGCGACCCTCGGGGATGCCGAGTTCCGCAGCGATGGCAGCCTGCACGGCCGGGATGCTCAGCGGGCGGTCAGCGTTGGCCGCGAGGGCCCCGCCGTAGGCCTCGCCACCGCCGACGGCGGGGCTGATGCGGACGATGCCGCGCATCTCGTCGTTCTTCCGCAGCGCGTTGGCGGCCGTGTACCCCATGACCAGGGTGTCCGGCATGATGCCGCCGTTCTGCTGGCGGTAGCTCTCGACCGCCTGGATGAGGCCGGCGAGCGGGCGCGCCGCGGTGTCGCTCCACTTGGCGCTTCCGCCGCTGGTCAGCGTGTTGCAGACCGCCGTGCCGGTCCAGTTGCCGGCGGTGAACAGGAGCGACGCGAGGTTGACCTCGCGGTTCAGCATCATCGCCGATCGCAGGATGCTGGCCTCACGCTCGCGGAGCGCGATGGGGAACTGCGACGCCTCTTCGAGTTCGACCGGCAGGCCGCGCTCGGCGCCGAAGATGCTGCGCACGCTGTAAGTCTCGGTGCTGGGGGCGCCGCCGGCAAGCTGCTTGTGGTCGGCGCCCGGCGCACGCGCAAGGCTCGTGTGGTTCGCGTCGCCCATGAAAGGCCGGCGCGGCTCGATAAAGATCGTGCCGTCCAGGGCGCCGCGGTTGACGTTCAACTCCTCGACGACGCCCTGGTTCGACAGGAGCGACGGGTCGGGGACGGCACCGAGCACGCGCCCGGTGAGGATTGGATCGACGGGCGCGATGGCGGCCCGGGAAACCTGATTACTCATTGTTCAGTCTCCGTTGTTCAGGGCGCCGGGGCGACGTAGAAGAATCCGAACTCGACGCAGACCGGGACGGCGGTGTCGCCATCGGCCGCGGCGCGCTCGCCGAGGAATCGCGCGATGTAGCGCTCGCCGTCGCTGCTGGCCGGGTCGAGCAGGCCGTTCGCGTCGGACACGAGGAAGTCGTGGGTGCCGGGCGTCAGGACCGCGCCGGCCGAAGCCAGGCAAGGGCCGGCGATGCAGACATCCACGCTCTCGCCGTCGGCCGCAGCCGCCAGGGCGATGCCCGCGGGAATCTGCGCGCCGCTGTTGCCCTGAACGACCGTGTTGGCCGCGGACAGGGAAACCGCGCGGCCGGCGACAATGGCGCCGCTCGCGGTGTAGGTCCGGGTAATGCTGTTGCTGTTCATCGGATGGTCTCCAGGAGCGCCCGAGCGTCGGGGTGGCGGTTGAGGATGTCGTCCTGCACCTGCGCGTAACTGACCGACTCGCCGGCCTCGCGGCGGGCGTTCAGCTCGGTCATCGTCTGCGCGTGCACGGCGTTCCGGTCGGCGAACTCGGCCACCGGCTGAGACGGGTCGGCCTGCACGTTGACGGGCACCGCGGCGCCCATCTCGATGGCGGCGAGCCGCTGCCGGGTCTGCTCGGGCATCGAGTCGAACGCCGCGGAGTAGAACTCGGCCTCGGCCGGCGCAATCTTGCCGGTCTTGACCGCATCGGTGATGAGCGCGTCGCGCTCGTTGACGCGGGCCGACTCAATGAGGCCGTCCACCTTCGCGGACAGCGCCTCAACCTGCGACTGAGCCTCGGCGCCCTGCGCCTCCAACTCGGCGATGCGCGCGTCGCGCGCTTCCAACTCCGCGGTCAGCTCGACGCTTCGAGCCTCGGCGGCCTCCGCACGCGCCTCGAGGGCGAGCACGTCGGTGGTGGGGTTGTCCTGGTTGGACATCTCCGTTGCCTCCGTTTGTGCGCCGGTGTCTGGCGCGTCCGTGGTTACACTCAGGAGGACCGGATCAAGTCCGTCCTGAGCGGGAATCTCAGTGAGTGCGACCGCGAGCAGACGACCGCCCGGCAGTTTCTCGCCGGTGCGGGGGTCGTAGGACTCGCTCGCGAACGTGGGACTGACCATGAAGGTCCCCTCCGACTGCTCGACGATGCGACGACCCCGATCGGTATAAGTCGGGGTCGCGTACAGGCCGACGCCGGGCTCATGCCGCAGCGTCGCCGGGTCGATTGTCCCGAGCGGGATGTTGCCGTCGCTGTGCTTTTCGCCGCTGGTCGAGCTGTGCCGCAGGTCAATCGGGATGCGGACGCGAGCGCCGAGCGCCGCGTGGGACTCGACGAGCCGCATGCAAAGGTCGTCGGTGACGGTGAGCCGCTCCTTGCCGGTGAACGGCGAGTAGATGCCCCCGAGGCGGAACAACTGAATCTCGCGGCCGGGCATCAGTTCAAGCTGCTCTGCGCTCATCTCTTCGGCGCGCTCGGCGCGGTCGCGTATGCGCTCGACGGCGGACGGGTTGCCGCCCCACAGGAGCCACGCGACGAAGGCCGGGGACTCGTCGCCGCGCTTGTCCCAGCCGGGCGTTTTGCTGGCCTCGTGGCGGGCGAACCATGCAACCGCCTTGTTCAGCTTCGCGAGGTCCCAACCGCTTTCGATGCCCTCGCGCGCTGCGCGGACGGTCGCAGGCTTGAGCCCGTCGCCGGACTTGCCTTCCTCGTGCAGGCGCAACCCGCGGCGGAGCGCGGACTTGATGCCTTCGGTGAGTGCATAGCGCGGCATTACTCGCCCTCCCGCAGAATATCCCGTGCCCGCCGCCGCAGCCGGGGGACGACGGCCGGGGAGCCGGCAGCGGGCACGGGAAGACCGAGTTTGCGGTGAGTCTCGGCGATGACGTCCTCGCTGGCCGCAACGAGGCCCGCGGCGGCGAGACCGGGCAGCGACTCGAGGCGCTGGACGAACGGCTCCGTCTTCAACCCGTGGAAGACCAGTCGCGGCCGGTCCTCGTGCGGGATGTCGCCGAAGTTCCAACCGAGCAGGCGGTCAACGCAGGGCTGCAAGTTCTCGCGGAACCACTCAAGCGCGTTGACGCCGAACCGAATCGCGGCCTCAGTATGCTCCGACGCGACGGCGCGCGAGCCGCTGGCGCCCGTGCCGAGGTCGAGGACCTGCGCCATGAACATCCGCGCCATCGTATGGTCGTACCACTGGAGCGCCGGGACGAAGGCTTCCGGGTCGAACGCGCCGGACGCGGACCAAGGCTCGACCTTGCAAAACCGCTCGGCGGGCTTGGCGATGTAGTTCTGATTACCGGCAGTGAAGTTCTTGAGCTGCGTGTTGAAGCTCACGCGCTCGGCGTTGATTTCGCTGTCGCTGTAGCCCTCGGTCCGCATCAAGGGCACGTCCCACTCAACCACCGGGGCCGCGACCGCGCCGCGCTGCACAGCAATCCGCATGCAGTTCAGCAGATAGGTCTGGTCCTGATAGAACGACTGGAGCGGGCGAAAGCCGCCGATGCCCTCGTAGTTGTGGCCGATGCCGCGCCAGGTAAACAGCGTGAGCTTGTGCAGCGGAATCGTGACTTGATGCGCCATGCCGCGAGCGTCACCCGCCCACTGCTCGACCCCGGCGAGACGACCGCGGGTGTCCGTCACCCAGCGGTAATGCGCCCGCTGGTCCCGCCATGCGAAGTCCTCGAGCCAGACGCGCGAACCGTCGGAGCGGTAGACCTCCTCGAAGTACGCGAAGCCCAGCTCAATGGCGGTGTATGCGTCTCGAAGGAACGCCTCGAACGTGCGTCCCATCTGCGGCGTGTGGCCGTCGAGGCCGAAGGCGCTGCGCAGATAGTCGGCCGGCTCGCCGTCGCCCTCAACGCCCCACGTTGCGCTGAACAAGAAGTTTTGGAGGTACAGCGACGCCAACGAAACCGTCGGGCAGCGGCGGCGCATCTTGTCGGCGAGGTTGGCCCAGTCGGCGCCGCGAAGCTCGTGGTTGGCCTCGTCGTAGATGACGCCCCATTGTGGGCCGTCGCCGGCGTAGCCTTCGCGCTCGTACAGGGGCGCGCGCGGCGGTTCGGCCATCTCGGCCGCCGCCTGGTCGCTTACGATGCCTGTGCCGAGCGTATCCGCCATATCGGGAGGGTATCCCGACGGCGGCGGGGTTGTCTAATGGATATTACCAGTCGAACAGGCGGGTTTGTCACGTCGCTGCATCCTCGGCGTCCGCCGCATCCCGCGCCGCCTGCGCCTCGACCGCCCGCTCTCCGTGCTCCGACCACCACGCGACCCGCTGCCGGGCGATGTCGGCGTATTCAGGCTCGCGCTCGATGCCGACGAACTCGAAGCCCTCGACGGCACACGCGCATCCGGTCGTCCCGCTGCCGGCGAACGGGTCGAGGACTGTGCCGCCGGGCGGGGTCACGAGGCGGACCAGCCAGCGCATGAGGTCAACGGGCTTGACGGTTGGGTGGTGGTTGCGGCGCGGCTGCGCGCCGACGCCGCTTGCCGGGTTTTTGAGGCCGGCGCTGTCCGGCTTGCGCCCCGTGATGTCTGCAACATCCCGCAAACT